GTTTTCCACTACAGCCGATGGTGCGTCATCACCAACCGAGCGCCTACGAATCGAGAGCTCGGGTAAAACTACCATTCAAGGCGTAACAGTTGGCCTTGGTGGAAGTGCCGTTTCAACTAATACGGCGGTTGGTACTGATGCTCTAAATGCAAATACCACTGGGCTTTCTAATGTTGCCATTGGTTATGGTGCCTTAGAGTTGAACACTACTGGCAAAAGAAATACGTCTGTCGGACTTAATTCTCTCAAGGCCAACACAACTGGTGATGATAATAGTGCTTTTGGCAGAGAAGCTCTCCGTAATAACACCACTGCTAGTAACAACGTAGCTACTGGATACCAAGCTCTCTATTCAAACACTACAGGTACTGAAAATACAGCTAGCGGTTGGCAAGCTCTTTTTACCAACACTACTGGATCGCATAGTACTGCCACCGGAGCTGCTGCACTCTATTCCAATACAACTGGAACTGGAAATACTGCGTTTGGAAAAACTGCTCTCTACTCCAATACCACTGGTGCTAGCAACGTAGCAGTGGGAAGACGTGCTCTTGAAAACAACACCACTGCTGATTTCAACACAGCTTACGGAACATCTGCTCTCTTTACCAACACTACTGGTACTGGAAACACAGCTACTGGAGGAGAAGCTCTCTACTCCAATACCACTGGTAATAACAACGTAGCCAACGGACTCGAAGCTCTCCGTGCCAATACCACTGGGTATCAAAACGTAGCTGTCGGACAAAGAGCTCTCTATTCCAACACCACTGGTTATAGCAATATAGCTATTGGAGAAAACTCTCTACGTTCAAATACCACTGGACGGGAAAACATTTCTGTTGGACGGTGGTCTATGTATTACAACACCACTGGTAATAACAACGTAGCTACCGGATTCAAATCTCTCCATTCAAACACCACTGGAGCTTGGAACACAGCTAACGGATACGACACTCTCCGTTTTAACACCACTGGCAGTGACAACGTAGCTACCGGATCCGGTGCTCTCGCTAGCAACACCACTGGTAGTTCCAACGTAGCTAACGGAGTCAATGCTCTTGCTCTCAACACCACTGGTATTTCTAACGTAGCTACCGGACTCAGTGCTCTTAATTCCAACACCACTGGCATTGAGAATACATCCGTAGGACGTATGTCCATGTATAACAACACAACTGCTAGTGGTAATACTGCCCTTGGCACTAATAGCCTTTACAGCAATACTACTGGCGTTAGCAATGTTGCAGTTGGTCTTTCAGCTCTTTATTCCAACACCACAGGTAGTTTAAACGTAGCTAACGGATACCAATCTCTCTTTTCCAATACCACAGGTACTGAAAACGTAGCTTACGGACCTTATGCTCTTTATAAAACCACCACAGGCATTAGAAACGTAGGCATCGGAAGTCACGCTCTCTTTTACTCCACCACTGGTAGTTACAACACAGCAATTGGTGATTATGCTCTCCTTAATAACACCACCGCTTCCAATAACACAGCAACTGGTTATGAAGCTCTTGCGTATAACACCACTGGTTCTAACAACGCAGCATTTGGTTATAAAGCATTAGAAGATAACACCAGTGGTTATAACAACCTAGCTGTTGGACATCATGCTCTCAAATCCAACAACACTGGACACGCTAATACTGCGGTGGGTCAAGGTGCTCTATATGCTTGCACCGGAATAGGTAAAGGAAATACAGGCATTGGTCACGGTGCGCTTGCTAGCCTTACAACAGGTAGAGCAAATACAGAAATTGGCGGTGTTAATGTCAACGGTAGCTGGGCACCTGCTTTCACTGTCACAACACACGATAATCGCTTTGTTGCTGGGTCATCACTCGTTACAAACGCTTACGTCAAAGTATCTTGGACCGTTACCTCAGATGAACGCGATAAGATGAACTTTGCTCCAGTACCTCATGGTCTGGACTTTGTTAATCAGCTTAAGCCAACTGCATATCAGTTCAAGGTAGATCGTGACACTGAAGAGCCACATGGTGATGTCCGTTATGGCTTTAAAGCACAAGATATTCTTGCTTTAGAAGGTGACAACCCCGTCATTATTGATACCGAAGATGCTGACAATTTAAGGTATAAAGGCGAAAGCCTTGTTCCTGTACTGGTTAATGCCATACAAGAGTTGACTGCTATGGTCAAAGAACTTCAAACTGAAATCAAAACACTTAAAGGTTAATTATGGAAACTCTTACTGCCGAACAAATTGCACAAAACTACAGTGCAGCTCTTGATAGCGTCACAGTTATTACTGAACTGATGGCTCTTGATTCACGTAATGCTGATCAAACAGCAACAGTTGCACGTAATGTTGAGCACCTTGAACTTATGGTCGCCAAAGATTACTGGACTACAGAAGATCTTGCACCACTTAATGCAGCTATTACTGCTGGCTCCTAATTTAAAATAGACAATCATGGCTACAACCACTACTTGGAACATCGCTTCACTTGACCGCGAAACAGCTGACGGTTATGTATTTACCGCTCATTTTACTGTTAATGCTTCTGACAACACTTATAAGTCAGGAGTTTACGGTTCGGTTGGCTTTGAAAAGCCTGAAACCCTTGTACCTTTTTCTGATCTCACAGAAGAGACAGTTGTGGGCTGGGTAAAGGCAAAGCTTAACGAAGAAAACGAAGATACTGTTTCTAATATTGAAGCATCACTTCAAACACAACTTGACGAGCAAGCAGCTCCTACTAAAGCATCTGGTCTTCCTTGGTCTTAATTATAAATACAATTGACAGATGTCTTTTCTAATTGATGCAGCTAAATACTATTCTGCTCTACCCCATCAGGATGCCGCTTGGGAGTATCTTTGGGCATCAGTTGATGACTACACCCAAGACTGCTTTATAGATGCCTACAGGGACGCCCCAGAGGCCCCTGAAGGTCTCATTACCTTAGACATCTTTGAACAACTCACAGGATACTCTGCTTCCTTGTTTACACAACAAGAGGCAGATGACTGTAATCGTCTTCTAAGAGAAACTGAGTTTGATACTTGTATTGTTTCTACTCGGATGTTGATGGCTAACATCCTTCATGAGACTTGTAATCTCAAATATATGAAGGAGATTGCTGATGGTTGGGCCTACGAAGGTAGGTCTGATCTAGGTAATTATCAGCAAGGTGACGGACCACGCTATAAAGGTGCTGGTGTTCTCCAACTAACAGGTCGCTACAACTATCAGCGTTTCTGTAATGATGTTGGTGACACGAGAGTAATGGAGGGTGTTGATTACGTCAGTAATGTTTACCCCTTCATGAGTGCTAAGACCTGGATCATAGAAAATAACTTACTGCATATCGCACAAACTGAAGGCTTCGATGCTGTTTGCCGTCGTATTAATGGGGGTTGGAACGGTTACGACGATCGTCTAGCTAAATATAACATCTGCCGCCGTGTTATTTTCTAGCTATTGACGCCCTTTGAGTCGAAATGTAGCAAGCGTATTTATACAACCTAGCTCATAAATTATTACACTTTATTTATTATTAAAATGATTGAAATCCTTGGGGTTAAACTTAGCCTAGAAGCTATTGGTTTCCTTGCTGCCTTTGTTGCTTCTGAAGTTATTGCTTCTTCAAAGCTCAAAGAAAACTCAATTGCTCAATTAGCTAAATCCCTTATCGATACCTTAAAGCCTTCTCGCAAGGAAGATGAGAAGGTTGCCGAGATCCGTAAAGCTACCGAGTTATTGACTCGCACCCTTCGTAAATTAGGAGAGTGACCAATGACTAAAAGAGCTGGTGAAGAGCTATTTGATGAGTTGCATTCACTACTAACTACAGAGTTGCTTACCCGTATCAAATCAGGTGAAGCATCCACTGCTGATCTTAGAGCTGCCATTGATTGGTTATCTAAAAATGACATCACGGGAGTAGCTTTTGAGGGTAGCCCCTTGGCCAGCCTTGCTGGTCTGATTCCTGAGCTGAACTTTGAAGATGTTCAGGAGCACATCTAATGGCACATGCTGGAGGATCTAAATCTAGCCGAGCTTATAAGAAGAGCCCAAAAGCTGCAGCTAAGAAGCGTGCATATGATCGCGCCTACAGCAAAAAGATGATGGGCTCCAAGGCTGGAGATACAGCTACTAAACGTAAGCACAACAAAGAAGCTGCTGAGCGTTGGAAAGAACGCAAGAAACGGGGCATCGCTGGTAAAGGTGGGCCTGACATGAGCCACACCAAGAGTGGCCGCATGGTGGCTGAAAACAAAACAAAAAACCGAGGCCGGAATGGTAAGAACGGCAAATCAACCCGTAAGTAATTTTATTAAATGAGCCAATGGATACTCCCCGAAGCCTCATGCATGATCTTCTCTGCTTTCGTTCTAGCGATGCTAAGCGTCTATTCAGAGAAAATATTAAGGCTCGGGATGGTTATATGTGTGTGTACTGTGGATCCTCTGAAAATTTAACGGTAGACCATATTCGCCCTAAATCCAAAGGTGGGGGTGATACTGCCGACAATCTGGTGACGGCTTGTCGTCCCTGCAATCAAGCGAAGGGATCCATGCATGTTGACGTCTTTATGCAATCACAAATAGCTTAATTAATATGTTAGAGGCCGCTGTTGCTATAGGCATCGCCGTTTCAACAGGATTAGGTGTGTTTGCTTCTCGAATTAATACCCGTGTAAATCAAATTGAATTACGTGTCGCGGAGAAGTATATCCCTAGAGAAGAAGTCTCTCTAATCCTCACTCGGTTCGAAGATCATATGGTCCGAATCGAATCCAAACTTGATAACCTTATCTCTAAAGATTAAATGTCTGCTGAAGTATTTACAGCTGTCGTCCGCCCAGCTACTACGTTCTCTACTGAGCGTAAAAAAGGTGGATCATATGTCCTCACTTCTACTGCCGTAACCGCCCTGACTGCTGTTACTACAGCCTCTACAGTTTCTGATGTTTTGGCAATCCTGTCTACTGTGACTAAGGATTCCCATGCAGTGACTGCTACTTCCTTCGGCAAGGTGTCACGCTAATGCCAAACGGTAAAGGTACATATGGATCAAAGGTGGGCCGCCCCCCTACTAAAAAGAAAGGTAAAAAGAAAAAATGAGTCTTTACCGCAATATTAACAAGCGTAAGAAGGCTGGTACGTCTCGCTCTAAAAAGAAATCAACTGTATCGGCTAAGGCCTATTCAGCAATGAAGAAAGGATTTCCTAAAAAGAAAAAGTAATGATTAAGTTCCGACTCAATGAGTTTCGGGACATTGCTAGATGGCTGGATAAGAAATTACCCGGCCCTCTGGCCTTTTTCCTGAAAGGCTGGTTATGGGGCCTAGAAGAGCGTTACATAGATGCCAAGGTAGATGCAGCCTTAGAGAAGGCTATCGCCCCTCACAGGCCCCCAGAGCCGACGCTCACGGCTCCTACGTTTACATCCACTCCCTCCGAAGTTGAGGGCTTAGATATAATTTCTTTGTCTTATAAAAATGGAATTCAAGAGGAACAGGAACACTGACTATTTGTTTAACACTCTTACCTCAAATAAAATCAATCAGATGAGTGGTGGCAAGATCCCCAAGATGTCACCACAACAAGCTTCTGGTCTAATTGGCTCCTGGATGGTTGAAACAGGTGATCCAACTCTTCAAAACTTAGATGTTGTTGAAAAGGTAGCCGGAGCTGGTAGAGGGTTATCTCAATACACAGGCACTCGTCGTATACCTTATGACCTGCAACGCTCTCAAGCTTTATCTCAAGGGGTTGATGTTAATTCGCCTGAGTGGCAACTGCAATACTTTGCTGATGAATATGCAGGCAAGTTTGATCAGCAAGGACGCTCCCTTATCGGCTGGACTCAAAACCTAGAACGAGCTCCACAGAATCTTTCCCCTGCTGAATACGCTCAATACTATACGGGTTCTGCTCAGGAAGGTAAGGGCTATTTTAGGCCAGGTGTTCCTCATACAGAACGTCGACGTCGAGCTGCTGAACAAGTGTTTAAAGCGTATGGAGTCCTACCTCCCCAACCAGAACAAACAATCTTAAATATCCCCCAGATTAAACAAGGTCCTCCTGTTAAAGCCACTCCTGCTGTTGAAACTAATCCCCTATCTATTATCGTAGATTCTGCTAGAAACTTTCTAGGGATATAATTAGTGATAATGAATGGACTTAAATGAACTAGACCAGAGGATGAAGGGTGACTTTAAAGTCTTTCTAACACTCGTCTGGCAAGAATTAAATCTACCCCGCCCAACTCGCGCTCAGTTATCTATAGCTGACTATCTACAAAATGGACCCAAACGATTACAGATTAGTGCCTTCCGAGGAGTTGGAAAGTCTTGGATTACAGCTGCCTTCGTACTTTGGACACTCTACAATGACCCTGATAAAAAGATCATGGTTATCTCAGCTTCTAAAGAAAGAGCAGATAACTTCTCTATTTTCTGTCAAAAATTAATCCTTGATATCTCATGGCTGAACCACCTTGGACCCAAAGACTCCGATCAGCGATGGTCACGTATCTCCTTCGACGTTGGTCCTGCCAAACCTCACCAGGCACCGAGTGTCAAGTCTGTCGGCATTACAGGACAGATGACTGGGAGTCGTGCCCATTTAATGGTTTTTGACGATGTGGAAGTACCATCCAATGCCGCCACGGACATGCAACGTCAGAAGCTTCTCCAACTTGTAACTGAAGCTGAATCAATCCTTACACCTGATGACGACTCTAGAATTCTCTTCCTTGGTACACCACAGACAACATTCACGGTCTACAGAAAACTGGCTGAGCGGTCCTATAGACCTTTCGTCTGGCCGGCCCGTTACCCCAAGAGTGATAGCGGATACGAGGGTCTCCTTGCACCCCAACTGGTTGCAGACCTTGAGAAAGGAGTGGAGAGAGGGACACCCACCGACACCAGATTTAGTGACCTAGATCTTATGGAAAGAGAGGCCGCTATGGGTCGCTCTAACTTCCAACTTCAATTCATGCTCGACACTAGCTTGTCTGATGCTGAGAAGTTCCCCCTTAAGTTCCAAGACCTAATCGTTACCTCCTTAGGTAATGAATGTGCAGAACGATATGCCTGGTCTGCTGATCCTAGATACATGATCAAAGATCTAAACCCCGTAGGACTGCCCGGAGATCGCTTCTACGGGCCTATGTTCATTGATGAGGGTATGTGTGACTATCAGGAGACAATCGTCTCTGTAGACCCTTCTGGACGTGGCTCAGATGAGACTGTTGCTGTTGTTCTATCTCAAGCTAATGGGTATGTCTTCGTAAGAGATATGAAAGCCTTCAGAGATGGTTATAGCGATGCAACTCTCTCCGATATCGTTCGCCTAGGTAAAAAATACAAAGCATCTCGCCTCCTAGTCGAATCTAATTTCGGTGATGGAATGATCTGCGAACTATTTAATAGACACATTCAACAGATGGGAGCTAGCTTCTCTACAGAAGAAGTCCGAGCAACTGTCCGTAAAGAAGAAAGAATCATCGACACTTTAGAGCCGGTGATGAATCAACACAAACTAATTATTGATCCGAAGATCTTTGAATATGACTATAGTTCCAATCCTGAAGCACCTCCTGAGAAACGACTGGAGTATATGCTCGGATATCAGATGTCCCGTATGTGCAGAGAAAAGGGTGCTATTAAACACGATGATCGAATCGACGCCCTTAGTCAAGGAGTACAATGGTTTATCGATAGCCTCGCTCAAAGTGCTTTCAAAGCTCAAGCAATACGAAAAAATGATGAATGGAAAGCAATGATGTATGCCTTCGAAAATGAACCTCAGATGGCTACAGATGCTTTAGCTCTTGGTCAGTCCTTTAAACAACTTGCTTCGGTTGCTACGACTGGTGTTTGGGAGTGGTGAGGTCTATTGGGCCCATGTAAGCCAGAGGAGTGGTGCCCTTTGGTGTGGATATGCGGTGAGATTGGGATCCCTGTTAGTGAACTTTTACACGCAGGATCCCTTTCTCTAGCTTTCTAGAAAGACCAAAATTAAATCAAGAACATCAAGGTTGTAATACCTGGGGTTGCCAACTGGCCCTAAAACTAAGTTGTATCCCTGTTAATAAAGACACAAATGAACACCCCAGTTGGGGTCTCGTAGACAACACGAGGAACCCCCCTGGGGTGACTTGGGTAGTCCCAGAGCTGGCAGAAGTGATATCAATAACCATCACCATCATCACAATGCCATATACATATATTCACTACTATTACTATGAAGATAGAATCCTTCCCAGGTAACACTAGACAGTGTAACTTTGAGTACTTTAGAGTTAGGGAAGGCCCTAATTACTTTGTCTCCTTCTATAAGGACTCTAGTCGTCTTCACTATGACCCTAAAGAGTGTTGGAGAGTTCTAGGTGTAGCTAAGTTTACTGATACTGGTAAAGCTCTTAAGACATGGGCTTTGGAGATGTATGAAAGCAATCTTCCAAAACTAGAACCTGTAGCTGATACATCCTTTGCTTCTGAGGCTATGGAAGAAGAGGAATCCCCGACAGATAACACAAAGATGATTACTTAGACTTATGGCGACTAATGAACAACTTCAGAGGGCTCTAGAAGCCGCTCAGAAGGCTAAGAACCCTGTGCTTGTTAGATCTATAAGGGCTGCTATGGAGGGACGTGTTATAGATCCTTTTGAAGGAATGTCTATTCATCCTGAAGTAGATCATCTTTGGCAGTTTGAGGTCCCTAAATGGGATAATTGGACCTCAGAGTAAATTGACATAAATTTCTGAAGCCTATCCCCCTAGGGCCCAGGCCTGTCTACCCCCCTAGGCCCCCCTCCCTATGAAAAGGGGAGGCCCACCCCCTCCTAAGACCACGTTAGGCAGGGCAGGGGGTGAGATCTACAGACCAAATCCCTTGGCATCACTGGGATCTCATTAGATATTGTATCTAGCGAGAATTGATGCCCCCGATTCTGACTAGGTATTTAGGCTCAGCACGGTACCGTGTCTGATCCGTGCCTCTTCTCTATATCTTCTCCCATCTGTGGCCAATCAATATTTAAGCATATCAACACACACATCAAATACGAATCCTTATCGCATGGACCAGAACAAGGTACAACGCTATGAAAAGATCATCGTCGCTCAGACCACGAAAGTCTGGGAGCACCTATGCAGCAGGGTGGACACACTGCCTGACCTGATCGACATCACCGAGTGCAGCCAACAACAGCTTGATCTAATCAAAGACGTAATAGCTGTCGAGAAAGAATGGATCTTGGATAATGAGGCAAGACTTGAATGCAGCCTTCTCCAGTTCACAGATGACATGGACTGATTACAACAATATGTAACAAGCTCACATCCACTTGACCACATGAGGGTGTAGGATACGGGCAAGCCACACAACCAAACATGTTCATCTCACGCAACACGTCACACCTCGGCGGCAACGAAACAGTGTTCATCAACACCAGCCTTGACGCCAAAGACACATGGGCCAATGGCATCTATCAGAACAGCCGCTTCGCCCAGTTCCGTTGGAATCCACGGGAGTTGAAGGTTGACCTGATCGCCAAGCACTACGAAATGCCTAAGTTTCGCAAGGCCAACGCCAAGACTGAAGACGAGGCTCGCGCCAAGGTTGACGCATACCTTGCCAAAGCTGCTTCAGTCTGATATCATTTCCACATAGCCACATCATCAGCCTCCATGAGCTACGAAGAACAGTTCCTCGCAACCTGCAACGACGAAGGCCAAGCACCTAGCTGGGCCATCAAGCAGATATTCGAGGAGCACAGCGCAGACCTTGACGAGTTCATCGGATTAGCCACACCCCAGGAATGGGACAACGGTAAAACGATCCTTCACTGGCTGGGCTACTGATTCCACTCAACCATCTCAAACACCATGATCACCGTCATCACCTTCTTAACCCTCACTAGCGCTCTGTTCGCTGTTCAATACAGCCACCGTTAAAAAGTTGACCCATCACTTCCATCTAACCACTTGACCCTCGTCCATCAGGCGGGGGTTTCTTATTGCTAATGAATACACTCATCGCCACATCGCTATACATGCTGACCAGTTGGTACGGGCCAGGATTCCACGGGAGATTAACGGCCAACGGTGAGATTTATAACCAATACGCCATGACAGCAGCCCACAAGACACTTCCATTCGGAACACGGCTCAAAGTCTGCCTAAATCGATGTGTAATAGTCCGAGTCAACGACAGAGGCCCATACATCAGCAATCGTGATCTAGACCTCAGCTATGGCGCAGCGACTGAAATCGGTTTGATAGCAAGGGGTGTGGCCAACACGCAAGTTCTGCGCGTAAGACAGTAATTGCAAATTTGACAATCCTTGCACTATTGGGATCAAATACCTATCAGCACTGCATAACTATAGGGCTATGTTTGACACATGGCTTCACATAGATCAAACCGAACACAGGTGCTGCTTACTGAGGCAGTTGATGATCAGGTCGAAAAGCTTGCAAAGAAAACTAAACGCAGCAAGTCAGCGATGTGCGCAGAACTGATCGAGTTCGCCTTGAAACACAGTTCTTGCAGAAAACCCTCAAGCAATCAAGACACTCAAATCGATGAACCAACCTTAATAAGGTTCACAAAGCTTATTAAATTACTAGACTCACTGGACTAGTTCGTGACTATATACACACCTAAATAGTTCATTTCAAACATAAATAGTTAAAAGCTGCTGGTATCACTAGGGTTGTCCCTTTTTTGCCGTTTTTGCATGGCTTGCATAACCTACACTTTGTGTGTATAACTGATGCATCGACAGGCAACCCGCCCCGATCAAATAGCTCAGCCCGAAGAGCTCATAGAAATGGCCCCGTTTTTGAGCCGACAAGTCAAAAACACCGCCCAGTTCCTACCGGAGGGCGTTTGAAATTGGTAGGAACCTAAAAACAGGAAGAACAGACCGCAGGTTTAATGTTCATCACTTCCACATAACCACAAAACACGAGAGTTAAGCCATGCGCTACTTGCCAAAAACGCTAAAAGCTCGACTCATCGAAGACCTAACGGACCAATCTAGAAATGCAACCAAAAATTGCATACAACCAGCCTCTCTTGGCTATGTCTGGTCACCTTCTCAGCTCAAGTACACCCCCACTAAAGATTCAATGACCAGCAAACCCCCAAGAACTTATGACGTTTATTTTGTTGATAAAAACAACAAACCAGCTAAGTGGGAGATCTATGGAAACACCGCATTCAATGCCCGCTGTGTAGTTGAGGAGCTAAACCCCGGCTGCAAAATCAGGCGTGTGCTTTTACAAGACAATTCTGATTGGTAAATATGAAACGAATCCATAACACAAGTGAGTTAACCCAGGACCTAAGCGAAGCAACAGACTACGAACTAGCAATCGCTTATTACTGGGCTGATGAGGATGACGCCAAATATCCGCTCTATCTAATCAAAGAAGAGATGGATTATAGAGACCTAACCTTCAATGACTTAGAAGGAATGTTATTTGATTACTGATTTCCACCTAACCAACCACGGGAGTTCATGCCTGAAGACCTCAGCCTCGTTAGTCGTCAACTACAGCGCGAGACTCAATCACAAGAAGAAGCACGCATCCGCCTACAGACCAAAACCAGAGCAGCAGAGGACAAATCCTATGCATCCAGCACGATCTACGGGCAGAAAGCTGTCAAAGCCCTGCTTGATCCTGTAGCCACATGCATCACAAAAAGGTTATTCACACTTAGACGTGGTTCAGCTGCTGTTGATGCAGTTGAGGTCTACAAGCATTTAGCTGACGCCGATCCTCAATCTCTTGCATTAATCACTATGAAAGTTGTTCTTGATGTATTAGGTAAAGAGCCCGAGCCTGGTTTGCAAGAACTGACCACAAAGATTGGGGCCGCTGTTCAGTTAGAGCTTCGGATGATCTACTACTCCGAGCAAGAACCTGAACTTTATAAGAAAACTGAGTTCTTCTTCCACAAATCAGCTGGTACACAGCAAAAAGCAACCGTCTTTAAGCGTGCATTCAATAAAGAAAAGATTGAATGGGAAAGGTGGACACGCACCACTAATCACAAGGTTGGAGCTTGGTTGATTGTCTGCCTAGCTGAAACCACGGGCTGGCTTGAACGAAAGACAATTCAACACGGCAAGAAAAAGAAGCGGGTGATGACATACACACGAGAGTTTCTCGAGCAGCGTGACACCATCATTGCTGCCGCTGAATCTTTTGCGTTCTGTCAATGGCCGATGCTTTGTCCACCAGTTGACTGGTCAAACGATCAATCAGGTGGCTACCTAACCGAATCAGTGAGGCAATCTAACCCGCTAATTCGTAAAGCTGGTTCATTGGGCCCATGTAAGCAAGGCGACATTCCTTTGGCCATGTTGAACACTCTTCAACATCAGGCTTACAAGGTGAATCCCTTGGTCTTTGCCGTAGCTGATCACTTCTACGAGCACAAGATTTCAGTTGGAAAATTCCGCTGTGATGCTCCGATGCCTCTACCAGAAAACACCCTCACTGAAGATGCTTCTGAGGATGAGGTGAAGGTATACAAAAGAGCAAGGACAACGGCTGAAAACTACAACTCAATGCTCCCCCAGAAAAACTGGAGGACGACTGAGGTCATGTATGTAGCTCGAAAATATGCCTCTGAAGAAAAGTTCTGGACACCCGCATCGTTTGACTACCGAGGCCGTGTCTACTTTCAAAACTCCGCACTCAACCCACAAGGGACGGACTTCGATAAGTCTCTTCTTTTGTTTGCTGATGAAGGACCAGTTAACGAGTACTGGCTCGCCTTCAGCGCAAGTACGTGCTGGGGCTTGGATAAAGAGACGATGGCCACGAGAGTTAAATGGACCCGATCCAATACAGATCTAATCAAGCGCATTGCTGCTGATCCCATTCACAACCATGAATGGCGTGAAGCTGACGAGCCCTGGTGCTTCTTAGCCTCAGCGCTCGAATACTCGGCATGTGTACTTGAGGGTACTAAGACCACATCCGGTCTTCCTATTGGTATTGATGCCACCTGCTCAGGTCTCCAACATCTCTGCGCGATGACTCGCGACGAGGCTGGAGCCTTGGTCAACGTCACACCAACCGAGAAACCAGCTGATGGCTATCGAACTGTGGCTGAAAAAGCTAAGGAGTATCTACCTGAAAAGTATCACGAGTGGATGAACCGTAAGGTCACAAAACGCTCTGTGATGTGTACGCCATACGGGGTGACTCAAAACTCAGCCCGCAACTACATAAGGCTAGCCCTGAGAGAGGAAAAGCGCGAGTTCGAAAGCACAGACCTGACCTCTATCACCAACGCAATATTCCGAAGGGCGATCCCCGAAATCTTCCCCGGAGCGATTGAAGTGATGAAGTGGCTTCAGGGTTCAGCCCTGGAAATCATGGATAGAGGAGAGGAAACCATCCAATGGACCACAGCTTCAGGCTTTGTGGTTACACAGGATCTCCGTCACTCCAACACAGTCGAGGTCAAGACCCGGCTTATGGGTGGAGCTCGAGTCAAGTCAATCATTGGTGATGGCTACGCCGGTCCAGACCGTGCTCACCACCGCTCAGCACTTGCGCCAAACGTAGTGCATAGCGCCGATGCTGCCCTCTTACATCTGACCTTCGCCTACTGGGACAAGCCCTTTTCCGTCATTCATGACTGTGTGTTGGGCCGCTCCTGTGACATGGATCAGATGGCCTCCGATATTCGCCTGCATTTCTCCGAAATGTACAAAGGTGATGTGCTCGAGGACTGGGCAAAAGAGGTTGGCGTTCAAGTCCCCAATGGTTTGATTAAAAACACCCTCGACATCAACAGTGTCAACGATTCCCACTACTTTTTCTGCTGATGGAACGTATTTACGACGACAACGCGACATTGGTTGAACGCATCATGGCCTACGTGGCGAATGATGAAGAAATCAAGGCCGCAGCACTCGCTAAAGTTGGTGACCACCTGGAAGAATGCTATACCTGGGAAATAGATTTCTATTAAGGAATCTTATTTCCACATGACCACCGGACCATGCCAAAGATCACGAGTGATCAAGCGTTTAGGGCCTTCCTAATCACTGAGCTCCTTCGATCCACGGGAGAAAAGGAGTTCCCAATGCAGCTTGCCTCAATCTTTTTCTGGATTGCTTCCCACAACGGATGCCGTCAAGAGGACGTATCAAAGGCTTGCAGCATTGCCGCTTCCACTGCGAGTCGGAACATCACCTGGCTCGGTCCTAGGCACAGGCTGGAGCATCGCTCTGGCTTACGGCTGGTCATTAGGAAACAGGACCCGAATAACCACCGGGCCTGGCGTTTGTTTCTCACGCCTAAAGGCGAGCAGTTCGTAAGGCTGCTGGAGAACCAACTCAACCTGCCGACTTCAACTTTGGAGAAGGCCGTCGTTTCTATCAAAGAGCAAATCTCACATGACAGCCCAGACGATCAAGACGATGGGTCAGGCGTATGACTCGACATGGCGTCTTAAATGGCGACACTCAAAGGCTTGTAAGACAGCCAAGATCAACGCCAAACACGTACTCGACTATGCAGGTCGGTCTCTTCCACTAAGCCGCGTGAAAAAAACTTCATGGTGGCTGGAGTTCATCTCTGACCTCAGGGATGAGGGCCGCAACACGTCAACCATTAACCGCATCGTGAGTAACGCCACGACGATGGTTCGGTTCACCCGTGCTGCTGGCTTACACGAAATCGACGTGCCTCCGTTCCTCCGTCCTAAGGAGGGCGAACACAGGATGACCTACTTCTCTAAGGAGCAAGTGCAGCAGCTGGCATTCACAGCTGTGGACATCTTCGACAACAAGGCATTAGCCGACGCGATCATCTTCTCTGCCTACACAGGCGTCAGACAAGGGGAGCTACTGAAGTTGAAGTCCGAAGACTTTGACCCGGCACTCAACCAAATATGGGTTGGTGGTAAGCCCGGACGCGATACCAAAGCAGGTGACTGTCGCAACATCACTTTGCATCCACTTGTAGAACCAATCGTTAAGGACCGATTAGCTCAGGCCTATCTCTTTAGAGATGACTGGACTAACAAAGATCAGCTGTACGCAGCTTTCAAAAAGGTCCGCAAGTTCTGCAGCATCACAGAGGACCACTGTTGGCATTCACTGAGGCATTCCTTCGGGACCTTCCTCGGCGAACAAACACACCCTCGCCAAATCATGGCGCTGATGGGGCACAAGCAAATCTCAACCAGCTTGAGATACGTGAAGGCCACAGACGCTGCCACTAGATCCGCTGTTCTCGCTATCTAGGCGGGACTAGCGTTTGTCAGAAAACACCCTTTTACCTGTCTGATACCATTCCACGGGAGACTCGGCCTCCGCTGAGATCCATTGGCCCATCTGGCGGAATTGGTATACGCGCTGGTTTTAGGTTCTGACGCAGAGAAAAGGGCTTAGTGGAACTCAGGGGGCTTCGGTCCCCTTTTTTATTGGGCTTTTGGCATTTCCACTTAACCAACCAACTACATCTCGAATCTAATGAGCGTCTTCTCTTCTGATTACGTCGAAATCGATGCCGGTCCTTTGGCATCACAGGCCCTAAATCTGACCGAAATGTTGGAACTTTTAGACGAAGAAACATATGCCTACTTCCTCGCGTATGGAGAGCTACCTCCAAAAACTGATAGCTGATACCCACCAAAGATTAATCGATTTACCGATTACCTACCCAGACACCCACCTAACAACCAAATGGCTAACAACCGCTACCAGTTCACAACAACCCTTGAAGGCTTCATCCGTGTTGATGAGGACGGAGGAAAGTTCAACAACAGGGGTTTTGAGTTCACCATCCCTGCTGACTCACTAAAAAAAATTGAGGAAGATCGAATTGATCTTATCAACTGGATCAAATCAAAAGACTCCAAACGCCTTGCTGATGGCTTACCTCCCTGGAGTGATGCGGGGACAATTAAATACTATTACGGGCAAGGAGATGGCAGCCGCAAGCCAAAGCCTGAACCCGTGTTTGTGGACTCAACGGGAGTTCCTATTGAGCAAGCCGTATTAAAAAATGTCCGCAAAGGGACCAAAGTCAACATCATTCTCCAACAGAAACCCTTTGCGATGGGTGTGTTCAACACGTCTGTTCGAGTAATTGGTGTACAAATCATCGAACTGGCTACCGGTAACGGTGCAGTTGATTCAGGCGACCTGTCCCCTGATGAAGTTGCTGGCATGTTCGGAGTTGTAAAAGGCTTCTCACAGTCCGACCCTTCTGTCCGCAAGGCAGAGGAGACCACAGGAGATAGCGAAAGCTACGACTTCTGAAGATGAACTACCGCTCCGGCCTCGAAGAGAGGCTGGGAAAGTTTCTAGACAAGACAGCTACTCCTTACCTTTACGAAGTAGAAAAGTTTGATTACATAACGAAGTCCAAATATACCCCGGACTTTTTCTTACCTAATGGCGTAATCATAGAGGCAAAAGGTTTCTTCAAGCCTAGCGATAGGCGGAAGATGTTAGCAGTTAAAGAAGCTCACCCCGAACAAGATATCCGTTTTGTATTTCAAAGGAACAACACTATTTCTAAGAACAGTAAAACCACCTATGGAGATTGGGCTGATAAGCACGGTTTCTTGTGGTGCATATTCCCAGACATTCCCCCTGATTGGCTCGTATGACCTCATCCACTTTTGAAGACACGCTCATCTACAGAGTCGATCGCTTTGTGCAATCGCTTGAGGCTGAGGGTAAAGAATTTGAGGTGATCCTCGATGCTCTCCTCGAATATGTAGACGTCTGCGATGACGTCTTTGGAAAATGAATCCGAATTTATCCGCCATGAACCGTGCCCAAATTGCAGTAGCTCTGATGCTTTCGGTGTATACACTGACGGTCATGGCTTTTGCTTTTCTTGTGGTCACTGGACACCGGGCTCCGAATACCAGTCCAATCCACCAAACACACATCGCCGAATGATTCAGTATGACGGGGACTTTGCTCCCCTTCGTAAACGCAAGATCACAGAAGAGACTTGCAAAAAGTTCAACGTCAGGCAACAGGGACCGGCTCTACGGTTCCCTTATTACTCCTCCACTGGTCGCGTTGTGGCCTACAAAGAACGGAGTCCTGATAAAAAGTTCACTTGGACAGGTAAGAACGAAGAGCACCAACTCTTTGGCCAACATCTCTTTGGTACTGGCAAAACTATTGTTATTACTGAGGGAGAACTAGACGCTCTAAGTGTCTGGCAAGCTCGTCCTAACTGGCCTGTAGTCTCTGTCCCTAATGGTGCACAGAGTGCTCGTAAAGCCTTGCAGCATCAGCTTAACTTTCTACTCGGTTTCGATGAAATCGTGTTGATGTTTGACAACGATGAGGCAGGCGTGAAGGCCACTGAAGAGTGCATCGACCTCTTTCCGTCTGATCAAGTATTCATGGCCACTCTAGGCCAATTCAAAGACGCCTCAGATGCGATACAGGTTGGTGATGCAGATGCGATTAGACAATCCATCTGGAACAAACGCTCTTATGTCCCTAAATCAATCATAGATGGTAGAAGTCTTTTTGATCTCGTATCTTCTCCTTTGCATGGTAGGGATGCTACTTACCCCTTTGATGGTCTTAATGAGATCACCGGAGGAATACGACTAGGTGAGTTAGTAACTCTGACGGCTGGCTCGGGGACGGGGAAGAGCACCCTATGTGGCGAAATAGCCACTCATTTAGTCAACCAAGATCAGACCGTCGGATACATAGCACTCGAAGAGAGTGTTAAGCGTACCGGCCTAAGGCTGATGACAGTTGCCGCAAACAAACCCTTACACATTGACAACCAAATTAATGATGAACTCTTTCGTAGATCCTTTGATAGTACTCTCGGGTCTGGTCGGCTTTTCCTTAGGGATGGTTTCGGCAGTTGTGATCCTGACAGCCTTTTAAATGACATCCGCTATCTCGTTAAAGCTAACGGGGTGCAGTGGGTAATCCTTGATCACCTGAGCATCTTGCTGTCTGGTAATGACAACCAGGATGAACGTAAGACCATTGATCTGACCATGACCAAATTGAGGTCGTTTGTTGAGGAGACAGGGATTGGAATGCTGCTTATCTCTCACCTCCGCCGACCACAAGGCGACAAAGGTTTCGAGGATGGAGCAACAGTCACCCTCAACTCACTACGAGGTAGTCAGGCAATCGCTCAACTGAGTGATCTAGTCATTGCTCTTGAACGTGACATCCAGTCAGGCGATAACGCCTCAAAGCTTGTCGTGTTGAAGAACAGATTCAATGGACGTACAGGCCCAGCCGCAACCCTTGCCTATGGCCAGGACACAGGACGTCTTCAAACCGCATCAGCAAACCCCTTCACTTCCACTCAGCCAAACAAAGACTATGGCTTCTAAAGCAATCCTGTTCACCAAGGAAGACTGCCTCCCCTGTTCTCAAACAAAACTATTCATCTCTGATGTATGTGATGAGCAGCTTGTTCATGACTATCTAGTTGTAATGAAGAAGGAGAATCACTCAGCTCTTGTAGCTGCCTATGAGTTGGAATTGTTTCCCACCTTGCTGCTAGTTAATAGCCAGGGTGAGGAATCAAATCGAATTGTAGGTGGTAAGAACATCCGTAGAGAACTCCCCTACATCCTCCAAGGATTACAAGAGGCAGGTCAATGAGACTAGTCTTCGACATTGAAACAGATGGCCTACTCCGTGAGTTGTCTGTCATTCATTGCATCGTTGCTCGTGACCTTGACACCAATCAAGAGTATCGATGGGACAACGGAGATATTCCTGGTGGCCTTAAGTTTCTAGGTGAAGCTGATGAGCTATGGGGACACAATGTGGTTGGCTTTGACTGTGAAGCCATCAAGGAATTAAACCCAGACTGGACTTATAAAGGAAAACTATTTGACACACTCATCCTCTCCAGGCTCTTCTTCACCGACTTACTGGACAAAGACTTCAGAACTAAACCTGCCAATATGCCGGCCCAACTTTACGGCCGGCATTCATTGGAGGCGTGGGGGCACAGACTCTCTGTCCATAAGTCCGAGTTTGGTAAGTCGCTCGACGGTGATTGGTCTACATATACGCCAGAGATGCTCGAGTATTGCAGCCAAGATGTGGCTGTATCAGTGCGGGTCTGCCGTATGTTTGAGCCTAAGCTTGAGCAATACAAAGATTGCATTGAGACAGAGCATCGAATTGCGTTGCTCATGGCGTGGCAAGAAAGAGAAGGGTTTCCCTTTGATGTTCAGGGTGCTCAGTTACTCGAATCAAAACTAAGGACAGAGCTAGATCAAATCTCAGACGAGATGCGAGATACGTTCTTGTTTGTTGATGGTGGCCTTTTCACACCCAAACGTGGTAACTCCACGAGAGGTTATGTTGAAGGTGCTGCTATGTGTAAGTTAAAAGAATTTAGTCCTACCAGTAGAGACCACATAGCGTGGGCCTTTGAGACATTCAGAGGTTGGGAAGCTACAGAGCGAACCCCATCTGGTAGAGCAAAAATTGACGATACCGTTCTTAAAGAGATCGGAACACCTGAAGCCCTTAAATTTTCCCGAATCCTTGAACTACAAAAACATCTCGGTCAGTTATCTGATGGCAAAAATGCTTGGCTCAAGCTCGAAAAAAGAGGCAGGATCCATCATTCCTGCATACTTAACACCAATACGGGACGTCAGGCACATCTTAAGCCGAATCTCGCGCAGGTCCCGTCGGCGTCAGAGTACCGGGCTCTCTTCGGTCCCGGAGATGGTCGTGTCCAAGTTGCTTCTGACGCCTCTGGTTTGGAGCTTCGATGCCTTGGTCACTATCTACATCCATTTGACAATGGCAAGTTCTCGAAAGAGGTAGTTGAAGGTGACATCCACACCTCACTAGCTGAGATCTACGGAACAGATAGGAAAACAGGGAAGTCTTGTACCTATTGTTTGATATATGGGGGCGGCAATACAAAACTAGGGCTTACAGCTGGGGCCTCTAAGGCATCAGCAGCCCACAAAGGTAAGGAGATTAGGAAACGTATCCTTGATGGATTAGACGGCTATAAACAACTGTCAGAGGCCATACAGGAACGTGCTACTGCTACCGACACTCTTAAGGGGTTGGATGGCAGACCTATTCGCCTTCAAGGTAAACATCACGCTTCCTTAAATTATCTTTTGCAAAGCGCAGGAGCAATAATTTGTAAATCTTGGCTGATAAGAGCCTACGAACTATTAGACGAAGCAGGCATTGACTATTGGCCCCTGGCATTCGTACACGATGAGCTTCAAATTTCAGTCTCGCCTAACCAAGTTGCAGAGGCTGAGTTCTTAATAACCGCTTCTTTAAAAGACATTGAGCACAAACTTAAATTTAGATGTGCCCTCGACTCAGAGGCACAACACGGAGCCACTTGGGCTGACTGTCATTAGTCCGAACCGACTGGGGGATATAGCTGAGCAATACGTGAAGCTTCTATCTCACTGGAAAGGCTGCGAGGTCTTCCAAAACGTCGGCTGTACGGGGCAGACAGATATTGTCATCATTCACCCAGAACGCGGGCAGCTGCAGATTGATGTCAAGTGCAGGACCTGGAGTCAAGGCTCTTGGAAATGCGCTAATGCCTTCATCGTCAATAAGCCCGTTTATCCAGTAGCTGTAACGCCTAAAGGCGATATTGCTGGCTGGGAAATCTCCTGGATTAGAGGCCGCATCCCTAAAGGTTGGGAGGACTTCTGGTCTAATGACAATCGCTTTTACAAAACCACTTCCACTCAACCACATGAACCCGCTTCTTTTAATTGATAGCGACTACTTCTTCTACAGAGCAGCTCAGGCCGCTGAGTACGAGATGGACTACAGCCAAGATCTCACCGTCATTGCAGGAGACTTCCGTCGCGGTAAGTCAATTGTCAATCAGGGTCTAAAGGATCTGAAGACACGGTTCGACTCAGACAACATCCTTCTTACATGGACGGACCAAACCAACTTCCGTAAGACTGTCGACCCTAACTACAAAGGGAACAGGACAAAGCGTAAGCCTTGTGGCTACCTCAAGCTTAAGAACTGGGGTATGGAGACTTACCCCTCCGTCATGTATCCCGGCCTGGAGGCTGATGATGTAATGGGGATCTTGGCTACCAATGGCAGCCTAGAGAACTTTGTACTTATCTCTCCAGATAAGGATATGCTTCAAATAGCTTGCCGTATCTACAACCTTAAGGAAGAGTTTACCCAGACACCTGAAGCTGCTCACCGCAAGTTGTACGAACAGGCACTCACAGGGGATTCATGTGATGGCTATTCCGGATGTGTCGGAGTTGGCCCAAAGCGTGCAGGTGTGATCCTCGACAAGGTGAAAAACGGCGACTATTGGCCCGCAGTCATCAAGGCTTTCGAAGAAGCTGACATGACTGAAAAAGATGCACTCCGCAATCTTCGACTGGCCCGCATCCTGCAAGCAGAAAACTGGGATGCAGAGAATCAACTACCCATACTTATTAACCAATGAGACTCACAGAGAAGGAGCTGTTTTGGGTAAGAAACAACTTACTCAGTGAACGTAGCTTTAGGGATCAACAGCTCCCATGTAATGCCGTTATCTGGGAAGACTGGAAAGACTCCTTTTTAAAAAAAATCACTGACGAGCTTTACTATGAGTAAGCAGAATCCACAGCACTACCGCACTGGCTCTATTGAGCCTTGGGATTACATCGTTGACCAGAGGCTTAGCTATCTGGAAGGCAACGTAATCAAATATGTCACCCGAGCAGGTAAGAAAGATAGCGAGTCACGACTCGATGATTTGCTCAAAGCACAAGCCTACATCCACAAATTAGTTACCACTGAATTAAACAATGTTATTCCAAGCACCAGATCTGATGGGTCAAGCGATCCAGTTCAGGAAAGTTATGAACCAGCCTATTGCGACGGAGAATGCTGTCGTCCACACCTTACAACTGAGGCTAATTGTTGAAGAGTTTGAGGAGTTTGCTAACTCTTGCGGTATGTCATTTACTCAACTTGAAGAGTATGACACGCAGGTTGAACCTGACACCAACCAACTCAAAGAACTAGCTGACCTTGTATATGTCTGCTTCCAATATGCAGCTGCTAGAGGATGGCCATTAGATGAAGCTCTAGATAGAGTTTACGGCTCCAATATGTCCAAGCTGGTCGATGGTAAACCCCTGCGTCGTGAAGACGGGAAGGTGTTGAAAGGCCCTAACTACAAACCACCTTACCTAGAAGATTTAGTTTAATGTCCAAATACATTGCAAGAACAGGTCGAGTTCAGAGCTGGCTCGATAACCCTGAATCAAGGCTCCCAGTGTCATGCACTGTGTTTGTTGTAGAAGACTCTATGGAGGGTCCAAATGGAATCGAAGCATCATGGCGATTCGTTAGCCACGCCTTACGGAATGCCGCTGGAGTCGCTGTCCATTTATCTAAACTCCGTCCAAGGGGTACAGAGAATGGAAAGGGTCTCGTCTCTTCAGGTCCAGTGTCGTTTGCAAGGATCTACTCTGGACTTAACGAAACTTTAAGGAGAGGCGGACACTACAAAAATGGCGCTTGCGTTATTACATTAGACCTCAATCATAAAGACGTAGAGGAGTTCGTAGACGCTACCCGTCAAGAACTTCCTTGGGTCAAAAAGTGTCTACAAGTTACTCCCAAATGGTGGCATGAAACCAGCGAGCTTCTCAGAAATAAGATCCTACGAGGTATCCAATCAGGCGACATCTGGCTCTCGAAAGTCAAGCATGATCAGAATGGTGAGCGAATTTTTTCGAATGTTTGCCTCGAGATCTTCCTCAAATCCAGAGGCACCTGTCTCCTTGAACACGTCAACGTTGGTAACTGTGAGATTGACGGGCTTGTCCCCGCTTTCACTCAAGGTATGTCCAACTTGTGCGGCCTCCATTCAAAGACAGGTGTCGGAGCAACTGGAGAATACCTCGCCCCTGAGGAAGATAAGCAAGTGGGCCTTGGAATCCTTGGGCTTGCCAACTTTCTACGGCGTCAAGGTGTTAGCTACGCCGCCTTCGGAGAAGCCTTAAGAGATTTAGATGACCTTAATAAAGACTGGACTCCTGCTATCTGCCTTGCTACTGAGCTGCGTTCCGCCATTAATGTCGCTGCTAACATTGCACGTGCTCATGGGATGGCGAGAGCCTTTACTATCGCTCCCACAGCCTCCTGCTCCTACAACTACACAGACCTCGACGGTTATACAACCTGCCCAGAAATAGCACCTCCTATTAGTCGTCATATTGATCGTGACTCAGGCACCTTTGGAGTCCAGAGTTATGACTATGGCGATGTGGAGATTGCTAGTGAGGTTGGTTGGGATGCATATAAATCAGTAGCTGATGGTATTTGTCAGCTCTTTACTAATACCGGCCTCTTCCACGGTTATTCATATAATTCGTGGAGCGACGTAGTTACATACGATCAGGCTTTTATCGAGGATTGGTTTAACTCTCCTCAAACCTCGCTCTACTATGCCCTACAGGTGATGCCAGACACACTCCGAAAGGATGATGTCACATCGATCCTTGATGAGGACTACCACGATATTTTTGGAATAGAAGAGGAGGACAACTTTTGTCTTTCTTGTGCAGAATAAATGTCTAAGTACACACAAATCTTGTCTAGGAAAAGAACCTGGACCCCAGTAGCAGTTACAGCGGGCGAGCTAAAGCCTGGATCGGAGGAAACAATCTACCGATGCTTAGCTCTCCGCGCGCTCGAACTTCCGGTGAAAGAGATGTTGGCCCAAGGTCTTGAGCGCCACCTACCTGATGACCCCGGAGTTCTACCCGCACTTCAATCCAACATGGCCGATGAAGACAAGCATGATCGGGCTCTCAATTTTATCGTTGACGTTCACGGCGTTAACGATGGAGCTGAAAGGGAGGCCGAAAGAATCCGCGAGGCTTGGCTCAGCGATCCGTCACATCCGATCCTCAAGACGGCAATTCTTGAGCGGTCAGTCTTTTTCGTACTCCTACCCTTCTTTAGGTTTTGTGGAGACGTCGGAATCCGTACAGTTGCCAGCGACATCTCACGGGACGAGCAGACCCATACGGCTCTCCATGCAATGTGTGCCCACGACATCGGAGAGAAGACCACACCTGCCCTCAACAAGCTCCGACGAGCCACTGTTGCTTGGGCTATGGATAAGTTAGGCCACTCCTCAGACAAGCACCTTAATAAGGAGTTCTGGATGAGACAGTCGGACTCTCTTTATCATCAAGGTAAAGCCCCAGGACTCGTTGAAACTCAGCGAGCCAGGATGCCTTGCTTCTTTGAAACATCTAACGTTAATTTACCGCAATATGGCTGATTTAGAAGCTGATGATGTCTTTGGGACTGGAACGCCCCTAGATAAATTATGCGATGAACTGTCTAATATGTATCCACCCACTAACCCTTCGCCTACTGATGATGACCGATTGATAATGTATCGATCAGGACAACGTTCAGTAGTGGAATATATTCTCGCTAAAAAAGAAAATGTGTAGTTCTCCTAGACCCCCAAGCCAGCCTAAGTATGAGGCCCCTGAACCACTACCTGCTCCACCTCCTCCAGCACCTCTACCCCTACCCCCACCACCAGCTCCACTCCCTCCAATGGTGGCGGCCCCTCCAGCCCCTCCGGTTGCTCCACCGGCTCCACCGCCAATGGTGCCCATGATGCCTCCTCCTCCTCCAGCTCCTGTTCTTGCTCCTCAGGCTGCTCCCCCTCCGACTCTTACTGGTCAGGATGATGAAACTCCTGTAGTGAAAAGACGTAAGTCAAAACGTAAGGAACTACAGCAAGCTTCCGGTGGAACTGACGCTTTGAGGATCCCTCTGGATAAGTCAAAAGCAATTGGTGCCGGTAAAGGTAGTACTGGTTCAACTGGTTTAAATATTCCTAAATAACAAATGAAAGACTCTGCCCAATCGAGATATCAATTTCTCACATCGGACAGGGAACAATTCCTAGAGATGGGCCGACGGTGTGCCTCCCTTACGATCCCCTATCTTCTTACTGAAGAAGGGTTATCGGAGGGTGGTCCCTTACATACACCGTGGCAGTCTGTTGGAAGCAAGGGCGTAAATGTGCTCTCATCCAAGATGATGCAGAGCCTATTCCCCATCACGACGAAGTTCTTTAAACTTCAGATTAACGATGCTGAGCTGGCTTCTATGCCAGACATGGATGCAACAGTTAGATCTGAGATCGATCTCTCCCTCGCCAAGATGGAGCGGATCATCATGCAGCAGGTAAGCGAGTCAAATGACCGTGTGTACCTTCATGCTGCTATGAAGCACTTAGTAGTAACAGGCAATGCACTTGTGTATGCCGGGAAGAAAGCCCTTAAAACGTTCCCCCTAGATAGATATGTCATCAACCGAGATGGCGATGGAACAGTAGTAGAGATCGTCACTAAAGAAGTAATTGCACGGGAGTTACTGCCCGCCGAGTTCCAGAAGCCTGCTGTTGAGCGTGATGCCAATGCAGTCGGAGAGGATGGTCCAAAGTTCGGCGTGGTTGACGGTAAGGGACGCAATGGTACTGATGACGCTGTTGTCTATACCCATGTAACCCACTCTGATGGCCAACACAAATGGCATCAGGAATGTGACGGTAAGGTATTACCAGGAAGCAAGTCTTCTTCCCCCATTGGTTCATCCCCCTGGCTTCCCCTCCGCTTTAATGTGGTGGACTCAGAAGCATATGGACGGGGACGAGTAGAAGAGTTCCTAGGTGATCTGACCAGCCTTGAGTCTCTGATGAAGTCCTTGGTCCAAGGTTCAGCAGCTGCTGCAAAGGTTGTGTTTATGGTTAGTCCTAGTGCTACCACTAAGCCACAGTCTTTAGCCCAAGCTGCAACAGGAGCAATTATCCAGGGTCGTCCTGATGATGTTGGTGTAGTTCAAGTTGGTAAGACAGCAGACTTCAAGACAGTTCAGGACATGATCTCAAACCTCACTCAGAGGCTCTCAGATGCGTTCCTTGTGCTGTCTGTTCGACAATCTGAACGAACTACCGCAGAAGAGATTAGAGCCACCCAGCAAGAGCTTAACGAGCAGTTAGGCGGTATCTTCGGTAACCTTACCGCAGAGCTATTGCAGCCTTATCTCTCACGCAAGCTACAGCTATTAACACGATCAAAGAAGATCCCATCCCTACCTAAAGGCTTGGTTCTTCCTACCGTAGTGGCTGGCCTGAATGGTATTGGCCGTGGTCAGGATCGTCAGGCATTGATGGAGTTTGTAGGGACTATTGCACAAGCAATGGGGCCTGAAGCTTTACAGGCTTATATCAATCCCCAAGAGTTCCTTAAGCGTCTTGCAGCTTCCTCAGGTATTGACAGCCTTGGCCTAGTCAAAGGTGAAGAGCAATTAGCTCAAGAGAAGCAGCAGGCACAGGAACAAGCAACACAACAACAAGTAATGGGTCAAATAGGTCAGCTCGCTAAGAGCCCTATGGCCGAACAAATGATGGGACAACAAACAGATGACGGACAGCAACAACCAACCCCCGAAGCGCCGCCGAGCCCGGCAGGGTGACGGTTCTTTTAGAGCCGATAATCCAGCAACCCCTCATAACGAGGCCTGGGAAGCAGTCGACTTGGCGGGAAGTGTGTCCACAAAGGAAGTAAAACACACAATTAAACAAAAGGTAGGTGGTACATCTGAAGCCACCCCTGGTAAATATTCCAAGAAAAAAAAGATCCGGCCCACCTTCGGATCAGTCACTACCGTATACAACTAAATTATGGCTACCACCACCTTCGATCCTTCAGAAGGACCATCACCCGAGCAGATTGCTGCTGAGACATCTGCTTTGGAGCAAGGCGAAAAGATCGCCCAGATGCAACAGGAGGATCGTGATCGTGCATTCCAACAAACAGAAGGCGAGAACGATGACGTCAGCCTTATTGGGGGGAAGTTCAAATCTCAAGACGACCTCCTAAAGGCCTATGAGCAACTTCAACAGAAGCTAGGGCAGCCATCAGAAGAAGATACAGAAGAAGGCACAGAAGAGTCTCAAGTAGATGAGGTCTCTGAAGACGAAGCCCCTGTAGAAGAAGCTGTAGAGGTTACCGAAACTGTCAGCTATATGCATGAGCTGAATAAAGAGTTTTCAACTCAAGGTGCCCTATCTGAGGAGGCTGTTGATCGATTGTCTTCGATGGATTCTAAGGATCTAATTAAGGCCTATCTTCAATATAATCAGCAGGCTCAGTCAGCTCGAGTACAACAGTCTGAGATTGATTCCATTCAGGAATCTATCGGTGGTCCTGATGCATATTCTGAGATGATTGCATGGGCAGCTGAGTCTCTACCTGCAAATGAAATTGCTGAATATAATCAAGTCACTAATTCGGGAGACCCTGTAGCAATTAAGTTTGCTGTGGCTGCTCTCCATAACCGTTATACCGGGCAGGTTGGAAGTGAGGCTCCACTAGTAACTGGACGCAAGGCATCATCAACCAGCAAAATATTCCGCTCACATGGTGAGCTAAGCCGTGCTATTGCTGACCCACGTTATTCGACAGATGAAGCCTATCGTCAAGATGTCGAAGCTCGCCTTGCTCGTAGTAAAGACCTTTTGTAATCCATAGTTCGTTCATCCCATGAAGCGCTTAGTTTGTGCTATTCGCTTCATACGGACGCAGCCGCCTTTTCATGGAACGGGGGAGAGGTTATGGATTTACCAATGACTGAACTACAAGTAAAGCAAGCGTTACGCCTTCAGAAGGCTGCCCAGAAAACAACCAAGCTCACCTATAGAGGTGTCCAATACTTAATGACTAAGTAAGCTTATCTAAATTTCCTTGTAAAACTCCCAAGGATGGTTACGGACCCAGGTATGGAAAGCCTGGGTGTCTGCCAGATGGTGTAGGAAGGGTTCGACTCCCTTCCCTGGTATAGCCCTTTGAGCCCGCTACGGTGGACAACTCTCTGGGTGCTAGCGCCCCGACTATGGCCTAAATAGTCAAACCTTAAAATAAAAGCTTTTTAAAAATTGAAGGATCCATAGCTTATAAGAACTTACTTACTTTTAATTAAATGACAAACATCAATACGGGCTGGGTAGGCCCTAACGTTGCTAACGGCGGACGTACATCTGCTCAGAACTACGATACCCGCTACGCAACCGCGCTTAAATTATTTTCAGGCGAGGTGTATAATGCGTTCAATGATGCAACTATCTTCAAAGGATTAGTCCGTAACTATTCACTTAGAGGAGGCAAATCAAAGCAATTCTTGTTCAGCGGGAAGCTCGAAAGTGGCTACCACACACCTGGGACCCCAATCCTTGGTGATGCTGGACTGAAGTCGGCTGAGAAAACGATCATCATGGACGACCTGTTGGTCTCCAGCCAGTTCGTCTACAGCCTTGACGAGATTCTTTCTCAGTGGTCCACACGCAGCGAGATAAGCAAGCAAATCGGTGAGGCATTAGCCATTCACTACGATGAGCGCATTGCTCGCGTCTTGGCTGCTGCCTCCGGCGCTGCTGCTCCTGTAACCGGCCAAGATGGCGGCTTCCAGGTGAAGATTGGTGCCTCCGGTACTAACGATGCTCAGGCAATCGTCGACGGTTTCTTCGAGTGTGCAAGCGTCCTCGATGAGCGTTCAGCCCCTCAGGACGGGAGATGCGCGATTTTGTCGCCTAGACAATACTATTCCCTGATCTCTTCTGTAGATACCAACATCCTGAACCGTGAGATCGGTAATAGCCAGGGTGACATGAATAGCGGCAAGGGCCTCTACTCAATCGCTGGTATTCGCATCTACAAGTCCAACGTTCTTGCTTCCCTCTATGGAGTGGATCTGAGCGTTGATCCTGGTGATTCAACTTCCAGCGGTGAGAACAATGGTTCCTACCGTCCTTCCATCGACAACCTCGCTGGCCTCGTCTTCCACAAGGAAGCTGCTGGTGTTGTTGAGTCGATTGCTCCTTCCATCGAAACGACCTCCGGCTCGTTCCGTGTCCAGTACCAAGGCGATCTGATCGTCGGCAAGCTCGCAATGGGCTGCGATCATCTCCGCACTGGTGTGGCAGGTGCCTTCTTGGCAGCTGACTGATAAGTAAATCCTTTGGCCCTTCGGGGCCTTTGGACTTCCCATTTCCTAAGTAAATTAATGGCAACTACTAAATCAAACCGTCTATCAGCGGTAAACATTATTCTTTCAAATATCGGTCAAGCTCCAGTAACAGTGCTTGATTCAGGTAACCCACTCGTAGAGATGGCTGAGCTGACCCTAGATGAGATCACTAGAGCTGTTTTGGCTGAAGGTTGGGAGTACAACACAGAGCGCAATTATCCCTTCACACCAAATACTTCTGGCTTCATCACCATCCCTGCTAATGTCCTAGCTATTGATGCTAAGCCAGGTAACGGTCAACAGACTGTCATTCGTGGTGGGAGACTATATGACCGAGTTTCTCATAGTTATGCCTTTTCAGGCGAGCAATTTCTAGATGTCACATGGTTGTTTGAGTTTGATGATCTCCCTGAAGCATATAAGAACTACATCACAATTCGTGCTGCCAATGTATTTGCAGGCCGCTCTGTAGGTTCTAAAGAAGCGGTCCAATTTGGTCAGCGCGAAGAGACTGTTGCTAGAGCAACCATGCTTGAATATGACACCCAACAGGGTAACTACACAATCTTCCAAGATGCTGATGGGGGTGATACTTACCAGCAGCGTGCTTATCGTCCATTGGGAACAGTATAAAGGTTTTAAATTATGGCAGCAATCTCACAAGTAATACCTAATTTATTAGGTGGTGTCAGTCAGCAACCAGATCCATTAAAACTACCGGGGCAAGTTCGAGAGGCTGAAAACGTACTGCTAGATCCTACTTTTGGTTGTAGAAAACGACCACCAACTCAGTTTATCGGTAAGTTGTCTTCTGATATCCCAACCAACGCTAAGTGGTTCCCAATCTTTAGAGATGGGGTTGAACGGTATGTGATCACTATCTATAAGAATAGTGCTGGTACGACTGTTGTAAAAGCTTTTGATACCTTAACAGCATTAGAAACCTCTGTGACAATAGATGCTTCTGCTGTTGATTATCTAGATATATCTGATGTAAAGCACTTTGAACAACTCACGATTAATGACTACACCCTTCTAGCTAATAAAGAAAAGATCGTATCAATGGATACGTCTACCTCTGATCCTCTTAAGCAAGAGGCTCTTGTAAACGTTAATCAAATTGCTTACAATACTACTTACAATATTGACTTTCTTAAGGATGGGGACACTGTAACTCCTGAGAAAAGGTACAGAGCTAAATCAATTAGTGTGTCTCCTGCTTCTTTTGAAACAGATGATGATAGCTGTGCATTTGCGGGTGCTCAGAACTTCATCTTAAATGGCTCTGGCGATAAGGCTGGACTTAGTTTTAGGCTTACAACTAATTGTACACCTACTTCAGATGTCACTACAACCCCAGGTGTGACCTATCCCACTGGTCTTAGCTATACTCTTTCTTCTCAAATTCAAAAGTTTTACGTTCCTATTTTTGGATCAGCAAGTCAATACGGTGTGGGTTCAACTCTCTATACAGACCGTCAGACAGATAATGGCAACTTGGTGGTCAGGATTGTTGCAAGAGTTGGTTCTTCAGAGTACGGGAACAGATATGACACTTTAAGTACTTCTATTGTTAGTTATGTTGCGGGTGAAACAGGGTCTAAGCAACAACCTTGGGCTGTTGGTAATGGTGGACTTATAGTAAGTGGGGGCGTAACAATGGTAGTTAAAGTGACTAGCATTGGGACTACATCACCAACCCCCGATTATGATTATAAGTCTGTTTACAGCGCAAGCGTAACCTTAAATAATGGTGGTGCTAATTGGCGTGTCGGGGATACTGTCACAACTACGATGAATGGTAAGTCATATACAATCACTGTGACAGGTGAAGCTTTCGGATACTCTTATGTTTCTGAAGCCAGTGTCTCTTATACAACAGCTGCAACTGTAGAAGATGGGGCTTTAGATGTTGGACAGATTGTCGGGGGCCTCGTACAGGAAATTAATCTTCTATCTAATTACACTGCCACCCCTATTGGAAGTACAATTTATATCGAACGTAATGATGGTAAGGAGTTCAATATCCAAACCCGTGGTGGAACAGCAGATAATGCATTGACTGGGGTTAAAGGCTCAGTCAATGATATCTCTAGCTTGCCTGAGCAGTGTGTTGAGGGTGTTGTCTTAAAGGTTAGGAATACTATTGATTCTGATGCTGATGATTATTATGTAAGGTTTGTACCTGCATCCGGTGATATCCCTGGGCAAGGCTCTTGGGAGGAAACCGTCAAGCCAGGCATTAAAACGGACCTCAACCCATTTACAATGCCTTTAGCGTTGATTAGACAGGCTGACGGTACTTTTGTTGTTAGACCTCTTTCTGTAGAGTTTGACGAGGTTCTTAGCTACGCACCACGTGAAGTAGGTGATGATGCTACTAATCCTCAGCCATCATTTGTAGGTAAGTCTATTACAGGAATGTTCTTTTTCTCTAATCGGCTTGGGTTCTTATCACAAGATTCAGTCATCCTTAGTCAGCCTGGAGATTACTTTAATTTCTTTGTAGGCTCAGCTATTGCTGTTAGTGATGCTGATCCAATTGACATGACAGCTAGCTCAACCAAGCCAGCAACTTTGAAGGCAGCTTTAGGAACTCCTAAAGGGCTTTTATTGTTTGCTGAAAATAGTCAGTTTCTTCTTTCTACTTCAGAGGCAGCCTTTGGCCCAGCTACTGTAAAATTAGCAGAGCTTTCTAACTATGCTTACTCCTCCAATGTCCCACCTTTGGAGACAGGGGTATCAGTTCTATTTTCCACTGAAGCTGAAACATTCAGCAAGGTGTACGAGATGGCCGTTGACTCCATTGATAATCGACCCTTAGTATCTGAAAATACCAGGATTATTCCTGAATATATCCCACCTAATTTGACTATAGCAGCCTCCAGTCCTAATAACTCGTTAGTTGCTTATGGTGATGGGTCTGATCTTCTTTGGATATTCAAATTCTTTAATACCGGTAATGAAAGGAGTTTAGCTGGTTGGAGTAAATGGCGTATGCCCTCACCTGTGCAGATGCTAGCCTTTGATCATGATACTGGTTATTTTGTTTGTAATAACAATGGGGATACGGTACTGCTAAAGCTTGAGATGCTGGATGATCCCAGAACTTCTCCTATATCTGCTTTCGGTTTTAAATTTACGCCTAGGCTTGATCACTCTTTATTCAAATCCCAAGTAACTATTGAGGCCGATACAGATCCTAAAAAGCGAGTCATTCGTTTTCCAGTGGGATCTTATGTTGATGCCCCCTCGGGTGAGGGTACTCCTGCCACACCCTGTATAATTTTAACCCTAGACGATAACTCAACTCTATTTAGAACACCTGAAATACAGGAGGATAGTACGGGATATTATGTTGTTGTTGATACAGAGATTGCAGGGACTGACTTTATCCTCGGCCTTGAATATATGATGAAGGTTGAACTGCCTACTTTCTTTGTATCCGAGAATAAAAAGGCTGACCGTAGGAATATCCCTATGGTTGAAAATGTATATCTTGATCTCTACTACTCAGGCCGCTATAGCGTGACGATCGATCGTACTGGTTACCAACCTAGAACTGTTGATCTGAACGTCACTAACTCAGATATTTACTTTGCAAATAGTGCAGCTATTGATGAATTGTCAAGTAAAGGCGTCCCAGTTTATTCAAGAGGGGACTTTTCCAAGCTAACTATTAGAGCTTTAGATCCACTTCCCTCCTCTATCACTTCATATCGATGGGAGGGTCACTACAATAATAGAGGTATATCGATTGTCTAAATACCGTCGTGAGGCCACCTATAGGGATGGTCTCTTGGTGCTTAATAATATACGTCCAGAAGATAAAGCCGAAGTTGAGGGCATGGGTCTTGAACCGCTCCATGTCCCTTTTGGTGTTCTTGCTTGTGATCATCCCACATATTTTCATGTAGATGAGAAGCCAGCAGGCATAGCTGGAATAGTCAGATTAAGCCCAACAGAAGGCCAAGTATGGATGCTTTGCACTCCACTTATAGCCGAAGTGCCTCATACATTTGTACGTGAGGCTAAAAGATGGATGCGAAGTGTTGAAGGGGAGTATCAACTCCTATGGAACTACGCAGACGCCAGGAACCATGTCCACCACAAACTACTAAAACATCTTGGTTTTAAGGCTCTTAGAGAAGTGCCTTGTGGACCATATCAACTTCCATATTTAGAGATAGTAAAACTATGTGTACAGGAATAGAAGTAGCTGTAGCTTCTTTAGCTATATCTGCGGTCTCTACTGCAGCATCAATTGGTACAAGTGTTTACTCAGCCAGTCAACAGGCAGCTCAGGCTCAGGCTCAGATGAACATGCAGGCCTATCAGTCCCAAGTTCAGATGCAACAGCAACAGGCTATGCAAATGCAGCAAATGCAGCAGCAGCAAGCCCAGATGGCCCAAGCTCAACAGCAGCAAAGGCAAAGTCAGATTTTCCAGATCCAACAACAACAAATACAAAATTCTCTACAACAGCGGCAAATGCAGCAACAGCAAGCTCTACAAGTAGAGCAAGCTAATGTGCAGATTGCTAATCAGTACAGCCAACAGCGCCGACAGGTGACTATGGAGCGTGAGCAACTCATGCGTAAGTATGAAATAGACCGACTTGGATATAAACGAGATCTACAAACAGCTGCTGATCAGAAGAAATTTAACGGTGAAGCTGCTAATGCAATTTATAAGCAAGAGCAGATCAAGATCCAGGAGGCTAAGAAGAAAGCAGCTTTTGCACAACAAACAGCCCTTGCTAAGAGTATCGGCGCTAGAGGCTCAATCCTTGCAGCAGGTCGAACAGGTCAGTCCATCGGACTACTGGTGAATGATGCTGAAAGGCAATCAGGATTCGAGCAGGCACAAGCTGATGCAACGCTAGATAGCCAAATTCAAATGGCAACTATCGGTATGGATCAAGCTTTCTTGCAGAATCAAAATGCTGATCAAAAGGCAGATAACAACGTTGGTTTTGATCCACAACTTCCATATATGCCTTCTATGCCTGGTATCCCTAACTTTATTGATCCATTCCGAAACGCGCAGCCAGCATGAGTAGAATTTACAAATCAGAAAATAAGGGTACTACCTATCAAGGTGCTGCCCGTTCTATTGGATTCAATCCACGTCAAGCAGCTGATCAATCAAAGAAAACACAACAGCTTAAGCAGGCTATCGTTGCTGATGGTGAGACTAAGTCACGGGAGATTCAGCGCGTACAGCGTGCTGAGAACACCGTACTCCAAGCACAACAAGAGGTTGATCGTTCATCCCAAAGGATTGATCAAACAGCCGCTAAGAATAACCTAGGCATAGTTCAAGCTACTGCTAAGGGTGATTTCGCAAATAATTTACTCTTTGACCAGAACCTCCTTAAGTCAGAGCAAACCTACGATACTAATGTATTAAAGGGTGAGCAGACCGCTCAAAACTTAGCCATGAGGCTCGATGCTTCACAGCAACAGCTATCCAATCAGGTTAGTAATGCTAGGACTACGTTAGTTAGTAGCACTATCAATAGCCTCCTAGACTTTGGTGGTTCTGTTGTTAAGTACCAAACGGCACAAGTAGAGGCAGCAGAAGCGGCTAAGATCAAGGCCCAGGAAGAAGCTGAGATAAAGTTTCAAAACTCAGCCCTTCTAGGTGATAACTTCTTTAATGGTGGTGATGTTTCTCCAGAAGTAGATGCTGTAAGTAATGCCAATACAGCAGCTAGTACAGCTGAAGTTCAGGTTCTTAACGAAGTAGCTGATGACATTCAGTCTGGTAACACTGCTGAAGACTATTTCGTTGCTGAACAAGTCCGAGGTGATAGCAATTGGTCTCGCTCCTCTGATTCTAGGCAAAACGTCTATGCAGCCCGTTCCCAATATCCAGCCTTCATTGCTGAGGCTCAAGCTAATGGATTAATCCGCCCCGGTGCTCAGGGGTGGGAAGACATTCAAAGACTCACACAGAAGTTTGCTAAGGCTTCAGGGTTAAACCTGTCTGACCCTAAGTTAGTTGCTGATGTATTCTCTAAATCCGCTTTAGGTGCTGCTCAGAATGCACTTACAGCTGTTACTAATCAGGCAGCTACAGAGCTAAAGGAGGCTAGAGAGTCAAACGTTGGTAGCAGTGTTACTTCAATCACACAAGGCGTACCTACCAAAGGAGTAACTACCGAAAGTGTGGGTATGCTTTGGCAGCAGGCTGAGGGTGAGGTTGTTAATGGTCTATTTAAGGGTAGGCGATCTAGCCAATCTAGTCGGGAAACTACCCAGCAGTTTGCTGAAGCTCTAGCAGCCTCAGGTAATGCTGATGGTCTGAGGGCTTTAGAACGTTATGCACCTAATCCAGACACCCCTAACTTGACTTTAGGAAAACAGTTTCCTGAGATATTCCAAGAGCAGAAGATTAAAGCTAGGCAGGCAGCACGTACTGAATACAACCTAGGCAAAGGTGAACTTAACCGTCAAGCTGAAACTCTCCTAAATAATTATTGGTCGGGTGATGCTAGCCCAGAAGCTCTCAGGAAGACAGAAAGAGACCTTAGGAGGATCAACACCCCTCAGTCTCGTGCGATGGCTGACAACCTAGTACAAGAGGGTTACAACTACGACAGTGATGTTGCTAGAGATGTAGCCAGAGCTCGAGGTACTGAGAATGAGTATTCAGCAGCTCAGATTAAAGACTTTGTAAGTAAAGGTACGATGTCAGCTGCTGAGGGTAAGGAAGCCCTTAAGTATGCACCTGATGCAAAAGTACAGGCTAAAATTGATGAGGGCCTAAAACTTTATAAGCCTGAGGCAGGTATTAGGTCTAACGCCGTTCGCGTGGATAAGGATGGTAAGACTTCACTAAGTCCAGATGGTAAACCTATCCCTAAGGATTATCAAGCTAGATTCGCTAGTAATGCCTTTAAGCAGGCCCTTCGCATGAAGGAAGCCCGCTTCAAAGTTGAGCTAGGTAGAAGGCTTCAGACAGTCCTTAGAGATAACCGAGATCTAGACCCTACGTCTGTTGAATTCCAGCAGATTATGGAGAAGGAAACTGCTTATTTATTGAAGCAGGATCGATTCTCTATTAATTTTAATGTCGGGAGAGGGGGCTATTCCTTTGGTGTAACTTTAGACCCTAAAGGACGTATTGACCAGTTGACAGTGCAGCCAGGCGTCCAAGACGTGACTGGAATGACTGCTACTGATGTATTCCAAACGTCTGGGATATCTAAAGCTGTATTTGATCCATCTCAGGATCGAATCATAGAACCGCCAGACCTTGAGAAAGATAGTCTTGCTGTATTAAACGGCGAAAAGGTAAGTAAAAGAACCAACGATTGGGCGGCAGCCCTTGGTGTGAGTTCTAAGGACTTAATTAATGGACAACGCATGATGTATGACATGCCACCACTGGATCGTCTCGCTTTAGAGGCACCAGCACCTAGCAATGTTGTGGTTCCTGGTAATAAGACAGCCGGAATGAAGGCACTTACTAAGTACTTCCCAATTAGGGGAGCTGCTTATATGGCCTCGGCTATTGATCATGAATCAAACTGGGCAGCTCAGAGACCTTCATGGGATCTAGGCGCTCTTGATAATGCTGGTCGAAATGGTGGACTACTTTCTTGGAACAGAGGGCGACTGAGCAATCTTGAGGCGCGCTACGGCAGACCTATTGAACAGATCACCGAGCAAGAGCAACTCCAGTTCTTGCATGATGAACTAAGAACAAGCTACAAAGATTCCTACGCAATATTTATGGATCCCAATGCCTCGTCTGGTGACTTGGAATGGGCTACATGGAACTATATCCGTTGGAATAAAAAATATACCGGTACTCGTTGGAGTGTGGCTGAGAATCTCATCCGCTGGGGTAACCGGAATCTCTAATTAAACACCCCTGCTACGGCGGGGGTTTTATTTTATCTATTACATGGATCCCCTAGAAAACGATTATTCAGTAGACCAGCCTACTCAGGCTGAAAAGAATCAGACACTTCTACAGAAATTCATAGAAGAAGATCGCTTAGAGGCTGAGGAGAAAGCCGCCGCAGACGCAGCTGCTGCACCCGCACCCGTTGAAGAAGAAGAAGCGGCAACACCTAAAACAGATAAAGCCATGCAGATGGCTGAAGAGACTGGGGAGTTGCCAGTTATCAGTGCGGTTGGCGATTTACTTGGATCAGCCTTAGATTCATTTTCAGATGAACGCAGTGAAGAGCAGGATTCAGAACGGGTAGCTGGTAAAGGTGGTGATGTTCGTAATCCCATTGATACCGCTGTTGCTTGGGTAGCTGATCAAGTTGATAACACCTTTCAAGGTGATCAAAAGACTTACGAGGAGATTAGAGATAAGATTGATAAGGGTAAGGCTGACAAGGCTAAGAAAGATGCTGAGGCTCCAGCAATACAACGTGCCTTAGCTGAGCCATTACGTGCTTTCGATGGTTCCTTGGTTGGAGCAGCTGAAAGTGCTTTGGAAGCGGCAGAGATTGTCGGTGATACTGCCAAAACATTTGCCTCAAAAGTTAATCTAGTCGGATACGATCCAAAGGATGATCCCTTCTCTAGTAAATACAGCTGGGCTAGCTGGAATCTAGGTAAGGATGATATTGGAGCCCAGACAGGAGTTGGCAAGATCACCCAAGGCTTTGGAGAGTTCTTTGTAGCTTTTGCAGGCACTGGTGGAGGTTCTGCTACTGCAAATCTATTTAAGACTGGAGCACAGGGATTAGGTAAAGCTGGTAAGGCTAAGGCAGTACTAGGCACTATGGGCCGTGAAGCCCTAGAAGGTGTAAAGGCTGACCTTATCTTAGCTGCATCAGGTGAAGGCAACCTGTCCAACCTGATCAAAGAGAATGCTCCTGATTGGTATCCAACATGGTTATCTGCACTATCAGTTGAAGAGGATGACAATCCCTATGAGGCTGCATTTAAGACAGCCTTTGAAGGTGGTCTATTAGGTGCTCCTATTGGGGGTATTGGTGCCTACATCAAAGGCACTCGTGCTATTAACAAGCTTAAAAAGCTGAAGCCTAATGCTACTGAAGAGGAGTTAGGTAATGCTGCTATTGAGGCTATTCAAGGAGAACTTAACCTTGGATATACTCCACCTCGTCCTGAGCGCCCTACGATGGCCTATGACGTTGCTCCTGAGGTACTTAATCTTGATGTTTCTAATGTTTCCAAGTTAGACGCTACTGAACTTAAGAAGCTAGAAACTGAATATGACGTATTTGCGTTCGATCCAGATATTCAAGATGAAGTAATCCGTAATGCCAACCCAGAAGCCGCTATGGAGGCTTTCGGTAGGAACATCACAGTCAAAGAACTTCCTAATGGAACCAAGATTGATTGGGTTCAGCGGGATATTAGTTCGGAATTTAGTCGCGATATAGTTGGTGATTTGACTTATCGTCAAGATGCCATAAACACGCTCATTGGCGAGGGTATAGAAAACCCATCTAATGAGCAGATTGAAGATGCCATGCAAGTAATCTTTGGTTTAGCTCCTCAGGGCAACCCAATGGCAGGTCAGAAGGTAGTCCGTATTGATTGGGAGAGTAATGGTGGCGAGCTAGGTAACTACGGGACTAAACTCTATAAGCAGTTTGGTGAGATTGCTAAGGATCAGAAACCTGGAACTATTATCCAGGCTGAGGCTGCTGCTGATGGCTATGGCTCAAAAGGACCGTCTGCCTCTCAGAACAGCTCTTTTGATTCTAATATCAAAAAGGTTAATGCTGAGTGGAGTGAAAAGTATGGCTTAGAAGAGTGGCAGAGACAGAACCCCGATGTAGACCCTGCTGAAGTCAAGGCAGATTGGGAGGCAAAAGATCGCCAGTCTCAAGAGAATATTGTTCGCACTGGTATTAATCAGGGGACCATCCCAGCAATCCCTGCCGATAGATTTGAGGTATCGAGCATCCGTGAAAAGCTCTACATGAGAGCTGGCCTAAGTGAGACTAACGGTGAAGGCATGATGTATGGCATCGTCAAGTACAGACCCGATGGACGCCGTACTATGGTGCCTCTCGATTCCACTAAGCCAATCCAGGAACAGATCGATTCAGCTAAGGAAGTACCTCTCCAGCGTGAATTAGATCTCCGTCAGTTTGATGCCCAAGCATTAGATCAACTCCAAGCATTACAAGCAGAGGCTATTCCTTCTACTTGGGATGATGTTGCTGCTGTTGTGCCTCAGCTATTTACTCCAGGTACACGTCAGATTTCAGCTCCTGAGTTCTCACCAGAAGCTGTTAATAGGCTTATGGATCTAGATCCTACTAACCCTGATGCTACTGCTATTGCCAACCCATTTACAGGAGAGCAGCCTACTAGTGGTTCTATGGTTAATGTAGATGGTGCTGTATTAGATGAAGTAGATGATCCTGAAGCTGTAGCCGGCTTTATTGGTAAATACTACGATATCCTTACCCGTGAGGATGCCTTCCTTACATCTAGTATTTCACCAGATTCAGGTCGCCCTACCTTTGAAATTAGCCGCTTAGTTGCTAATGGTGATGAGGCTATTTCTCTTGGCAAGATCTTTGACCAGGAAGGTGTATTTCGTCTTGATGATGGTAATTACATCAAAACAGGTGGCCTAGATCAACTGAAGAGAACGCAAGGTGCCAACCTTAAATCAATCTCTACACGTGCTCCCCAGTCAACACCAGTAGACCCTCAGAGGGCTGCTACTCAGACCTTAAGGGGAGAACAACAGATCTCACCCAACACGGGTACTCAGAGGATGCTGACTGATAATCAGGTAGCTCGTCTGGGTTCTGCAGGTCCTACAAGAACTGCTGAATTACTTGAGGAGATGGTTGTAGGTAGCAAGATTGATTTGTCTGAGCTAGCTGCTGAGGCCAATATGTCTGAGCTAGATATCGTCCAAGATGCTCTATCAAAGCTTGGTGATAACTTTGACTTTGTAGCTGCTGATGTATCTAAGCTTGACTTAAATGCAGAGGGTTACTTATCCCGTACAGGCATCGTTCAGAGCCGTATGGTGATGCAGGAGCTTTCCTCCCGCTTAGCACAGACTGCATTTAATGCTAATGATGCTACAGCTAAAGGTCTAAACAACCTAGATAAGGTTGAGCAGATGACTGACACTCTTAAAGCCTATATGAAGGCTTATAAGATTTCAGCTAACCTCAACTCTAAGCGTCTATCTGCTGGTGGTATTGAGTTACCCGCTGAGTTTGGTGTCGACGGTAGTCAAGTCAAAGGCTTGTATTCCCGGAATCCTGACCCAGAAGCCCTAGTCAAGGCTTTTGATAACTCAGAGAAGATGATCAATAAGATGGTTGAGGGCTTAAAAGGTAATAACCCTAAAGCACGTAAGCAATCCCTACAGGTAGCTGCTCAACTAGAACTACTAGGTGATCAGCCTTACAAGCTTGCACAAGGCATCTCAACCCTAAGTGAGATCGGTACTAAGTATGGATTGAAGATCATGTATAACAGTATGCTCTCAAGCCCCGCTACTCATATTATTAATACTACTTCTAACGCTATTGCTTTAGTACTTAGACCTCTCGCAGCTGCTGCTGGTGGAGATCTTAGGAGCCGTAAAGCCGCAGCCGCTAGTCGTTATGCCTTAGGTGAAACTTTGTCTGACGCTATGACTATGGCTAGGCGTAAGTGGAACACTACAGCTGATCAGAGTGCAAAAGGTATTGATGTATCCACGGGAGAAGCATCTCTAGCTTTAGATGAACTTAGGCTTAAAGCTGAGGAGTCTGGAGATATTGCTCTCCAAACTGGTGTGACTGTGATGTCAATGATCGAGGGTATTGCAAACCTTCCTGGTATTGGCCTTCCCACCCGTATGCTTACCACTGCTGACGAGTTCTTTAAGGTAGCTGTTCAGCGGATGGAATATAACCGCATGACGATGGAGGAGGCTATTGACCTCAATGGATCTGATCTACAAGCCAATTTTAAGTATCTTTTAGATAAGAATAGGAACCTGAACTTCACTAAGTCAGGTGAAAGTCTTAATAAAGAGCTTAATCGTATTGCTAAGGAGGTTACTTTCCAGGGTGATCTAGAAGGACCTGCTAAGAGGTTTGGTGAATGGGTTGAATCTTTCCCAGCTCTCCGTGTCTTCTTCCCCTTCGTCCGTACTGGCCACAATGTGGCTATGTACACCGCAAGCTATGTCCCTATTCTAGGTGGCAAGCTGGCCAAGATGGAAGGTAAGCTCACTGACCCTAATGTCAGCTCTTATGAGAAGGCAATTATTAAAGGGCGTCAGCGTTTAGGAGCGGCTTTTGTTGCTGCTTCTGGTTTGATGGCTGCTAATGGGATGCTCGTAGGTAATGGTCCTATGGATCCTCAAGCTAGAGAGCGTTGGTTAGAAACTAATCAGCCCCGCTCTATCAAGATTGGGGATAGATTCATCTCCTTAGATCGTATGGAGCCCTTTGGTCCCATCCTTTCTGCTGTAGCTGACATTCACTACGCAGTATCTGAAGGCACGATGAAGCAGGAACGAGGTAAGTGGATGGTTGGGTATTTAACCCAAGCTATTGCACTAAACATCACCGATAGAACCTTCTTCCAGGGTTTCCAGGACATGGCTAAGTTCATTAGTCCTAGAGGTACTGTAGGAGAGAGTATGGTCGCCTTCTTTGCTGATACAACTAACAATTTGATCCCTGCCGCAGGCTTACGCAGGACTCTCACTAACATGATTAACCCTTATACACAGGAGTTTAATAGTCAGTGGGATCGTTCTCTCTACAATGCCTCTGGGGGTGTATTAGGTGATACAGCTACTAAGCGTGACTTCATTACTGGTGAAGCTATCAGCTCTATGAGTGGTGGTATTAACTCACTGCTTCCATTTAAGATCAATAAGAAAGAGCAGAACCCAGTTAAGACTGCTCTGATGCGTATTGAATATAATTCTGATCGTATTGTTGAGGAGTTAGGCCGTACAGGTCTAAAACTTAAGCCCGAACAGATCTCTAAGCTCCAAGAGATGATGGGTAGTGGTGGTCTAGAAAAAGAACTCAAAGCTATTGTCACAGCTCCTGACTGGATTGAAGCTGTTGATGCTTATGAGGAGAAAGTAAAGAAGGGTCACCGTGTAACCCGTGATGCTCAGCTTTTCTATTCTGAGATACATGACACCATGTCCAAATATGCAACCGATGCTATGGATCAATTGAAGTACGAGTACCCAGAACTCGAAGAAGCTCTCGATGGATACCAGCAAGCTAAGGATGCTGACCGTTACGGCGGATTAACTGACTACTACAAAGAGTAATGGCAACTACAACAGAAAATAACTATGTAGGGAATGGTTCAACCACTCTCTACTCTTTTACATTCCCATATATTGAGGTCAGTGACGTCTATGTCAGTATTGACGGCGTCGATCAGACCATTACAACTGAATATTCCTTTGCCAGCGCTACAACAATTGAGTTCGTAACAGCCCCTACTAGTGGGGCTGATATTCGTATCTATCGAAGCACATCATCAGAGGACTTGGTTAGCGTTTTCTTTCCAGGATCTGCTATTAGGGCTAAAGATCTGAATGATAACTTTGTTCAGAATCTTTATGTAACCCAAGAGTCTGTTACCAGTAGTAATACCGCTACAGATGCTGCTGTAGCAGCCCAGGCTGCAGCCAGTCAGGCAGAAACGGATGCAGCTACCGCCGCAGCTGATGCCGCTTCCGTTGTAGTCATTGCCAACACAGCTAACACAAATGCTAGTGCGGCTGTAACCACAGCTAATGCTGCTTCTACAACTTCGGCTGCTGCCGCTGCTATTGCAAATACGGCTTCAACTGATGCCGCTAGTGCGGTTACAACGGCTAACACGGCAAATACTACTGCCGGTACTGCTGTAACTACAGCAAATACTGCAGTTAGTACGGCTAACAGTGCTGTTAGTTCTGCCACTACGGCTAATACAACAGCAGGTAATGCAGTTACAACTGCTAATGCAGCTACAACAGCAGCAGCAGCAGCTCAAACAACAGCAAACGGAGCTGTTACTACAGCAAACAGTGCAGTTACTAC